GGTAGCTTCAGCGTGCAGTTTTCGCGTAGGAATAGAGTTTTTAGTAGTTCGGTACTCATCTAGGCATTTTTGGGGTATATTGGCGTCATTAATGACTTTTATGAGAAATATGAAGGGATTATGGGGTATAAGGTAAAAAACCACTCAGTGATTGATGAGCTTGCTAAAATGCAGGGAACTGCTGACGATATGCTGCTGTTGCTGGGTGTATCGAAGAATGAGCTGTCTAGGATGGTGGAGGCTGGAACCATAAAAAAGGATGCTGTAGGGTCTTATGACCTAATGTATTCAGTGAAAGGTTATATTGGTTATCTGCAAGTCAGGGCTGGTGGGTTAAAGAGCGGAACTGCCGACTACCAAGACGAAAGAGCGCGGCTGACAAAGGCGCAGGCCGACAAGGGCGAGATGGAAGCTGCTCTGATGGCTGGTCGTCTTATTGATGTAGACCAGTTGCGCTCCGAGTGGGAAACGATGTTGATGTCTATGAAAGCAAAGTTGGTCGCGATCCCATCAAAGATAGCCCCCTTGGTTGCTGACGAAGACAATCCCAGCGTTATTCAAGACATGGTTGATGATTATATGCGCGAAGCGTTAGAGGAGTTGGCGTTGTATGGAACTCGCACAGTCGAGAACGATTCTGTTGCAGGGGATGAAAGTGTTGATGCCCCCGCCGAAATTGACAGTAAGCCAGTGGGCAGACAAAGAAAGAAGGCTTGACGCACAGTCGAGCAGTGAGCCGGGGCGTTGGCACACCTCTAGGGCAGAATACCAGCGGGGCATGATGGATGCGCTTAATGAGCCAAACGTCAGTGAAGTTATCATTATGTGTGCCGCCCAGCTTGGTAAGTCTGAAACGCTTAATAACATTATTGGTTATTACATCGATAGTGACCCATGCCCTATGTTGATGCTCCAGCCTACTGTTGATATGGCACAGGCTTATTCAAAGGATCGTATTGCTGCTGGCCTCATTAGGTCTACGCCGTGTTTGCAGGGCAAGGTTAAAGACCCTAGATCAAGGGATTCTGGGAACACTACTCTTCACAAGGTCTTCCCTGGCGGCGCATTAACTTTGGTAGGCGCAAACAGCCCGTCTGGTCTTGCATCGAGACCGATCCGTGTAATCTTGTGCGATGAGGTTGATAGATACCCATCCTCTGCTGGCACTGAGGGTGATCCAATCCAGCTAGCTAGGAAAAGAACTGCTACCTTCTGGAACCGCAAGATTGTTCTGGTTTCAACCCCTACGAACAAAGGTGCGTCTCGGATTGAAGAGTCTTACGAAAAGTCGGACAAGAGAAAGTTCTGGGTGCCTTGCAAGCACTGCGAAGAATCCCAGTTGCTAAGGTGGGGCAACGTCAAGTGGACTGATGATGAGCCTGACTCTGCTATGTATGAATGCGATAGCTGCCATGTTCTGTGGTCTGAAAACGACAGAAGGTGGTCTATTAAGCGCGGAGAGTGGAGGGCAGAGGAAAAGCTTAGGGGGATAGCTGGATTCTGGATAAATGCTCTGTATAGCCCTTGGACGCCACTAGCAGATGGCGTAAGAGAGTTCCTTGCTGTGAGAAAAGCCCCAGAGCAGCTTCGTGTATGGATTAACACGTATTTAGCTGAGACATGGGAGGATCAGGGTGAGGTTATCGATGACATGGCGTTGGCAGAAAGGCGCGAGGACTTCGGTGATTTAGTTCCCGAAGAGGTAATGCTGCTGACTTGCGGAGTAGACGTACAGCAAGACCGCTTAGAGATGCAGGTTACAGGCTGGGCAAGTGATGATGAGACATATGTTGTAGATTATAAAACAATCTATGGAGACCCATCTGTCCCATCTACATGGGAAGCTCTTTCCTCTCATCTGTTCAGTGTGTTTGAGACGCATGATGGAAGACAGCTAGGGTTAAGGTCAATCTGCATCGACTCAGGCGGCTCTCACACTCAGACGGTCTACAAGTACTGTAAGGCTAATGGGGGTAGAAGGGTGTTCGCGATTAAGGGGGTTGGTGGAGATAGACCTATGGTCACTAAGCCTAGCAGCAACAACTCGGTTAAATGCCCTCTGTTCCCAGTAGGAGTTGATAACGCAAAGGACTTGCTGATGGCAAGGTTAAAGGTGACGGAGCCTGGAGCTGGGTATGTTCACTTTAGCGACACGCTGAATGAAGAGTATTTCAAGATGCTAACTGCTGAAAAGGTGGTATTGAAGTACACAAGGGGATTTGCGAAGAGAACATACGTCAAAATTAGACCTAGAAACGAGTCTTTGGACTGTTTTGTATACTCAATGGCAGCTTATGCGATTCTTAACGTAGATGTTAATGCAATGGCAAATCGTGTACAATATGAACGGAATCAGGAACAAAAAGAGCTTAAATCTACGCCAGAACGTAAAAAAGGCTCTTTTGTACCTAAAACTGGCAAAGGTTTTGTTAATTCATGGAGGTAGCTTTAGCTAATGGCTAATATATTTGATTCAGCTAATGCCCCTGTTACGGAGCCTTCTGTCATAGTTGCTGGTGATTTTGTCCAGTGGTGGCAAAAAGAATTGGCTCTTGATTATCCTGTATCGCTATACTCCCTTAGATATGTTGCCAGAACTGCCGATAATGGTGGTGGTGAGATTGAAATAATTGCGACAGAGAATTCTGACGGTTATTTAGTCCAAGTCTCATCTGACATTTCCTCAAAATGGGTTTACGGAACCTATCAGTGGCAGCAAGAGGTTATAAGAACATCGGACTCTGCGAGAGTTGTCGTAAAAAGAGGCCAGTTCGTTGTAAAGCAGTCGCTAGATGTCTCTGGGGATCCCCGTAGTCACGCACAAATAATGTTTAGTAAGATTGAATCTATCTTGCAGGGAAAGGCAGACTCAGATGTTTCTTCATATTCTGTTGCAGGCCGCTCACTGACTAAAATGAGCTTTACCGAACTCATGAGTGTTAGAGATATGTATAAGTCCGAAGTGGCGAAAGAGTTAGCGGTGGCTGGCATAGGTGTAAAAACGTCCACTATCAAGGTGAGGTTTACATAATGGGGATTTTTGATCTCTTCTCTAAGAAGCCCGTAAAGACCCCATCAAGGCATTTTAAGCGATCCTACGCTGCGGCAAGCACGAGTAGACTATTCTCAGACTTTGGCGAATCAGACAGGTCTCCTGATAGCGAGATTAGCCATGTTTTAAAGAGAATGCGGTCAAGATCGCGTGATCTGGCTAGAAACAACGAGTACGTTAAGTGCTATCTAGACCTGATGAAAACAAACGTAATTGGCGACAAAGGCATGAGCCTTCAGGTCAAAGCCCTTAATTCGCTAGGCAAACTGGATCAGTTGGGCAATCAAGACATCGAAATGGCTTGGTTCAAGTGGTGCAGGAAGGGCAATTGCACTCTGGACGGGCGATCCAGCTTCGTGGATGTGCAGCGTCAAGCTATGGAGGCAGTTGCCCGTGATGGCGAGTGCTTTATTATCAAGCACAGAGGCAAGTCACTTGTTCATTCTTTTGGATTGCAGCTTCTTGAGGCTGATCAATTAGACGAGAAGAAGTCTGAAAAGCTGCCAAATGGTCACGAAATAAGAATGGGCGTTGAGGTTGATAGATATAAAAAGCCTATTGCTTATTACTTCTTGAATTACCACCCCGGCGACAATGACTTTACTAGCATCACGGTCTCGTCCAAGTACACAAGAGTTTTGGCAGAGAACGTAATCCACGTATACGATCCATTGCGCTCTGGGCAGACCCGTGGCGTCCCGTGGATTACTTCTGCTCTACCTGCCCTGAAGCAGCTATCTGCGTTCAGAGAGGCGGCTGTGATTAACGCTAGGATTGGCGCGTCTAAGATGGGGTTCTTCACCTCGCCTGCCGGTGATGGTTATGTGCCTGATGACATGGATGACAACAACACTCCGATCATGGAAATAGAGCCTGGTTTGATGCAGCAACTTCCGAAAGGCATGGAGTTTAGCTCATTTGATCCGACATACCCGAACAATGAGTTTCACGGCTTCCATAAGTCTGTACTAAAGGGTATTGCGTCAGGATTTGGCGTTAGTTATACAGCATTAAGCAACGATCTTGAGTCTACAAGCTACAGCTCGATTCGGCAGGGCGCTCTTCAGGAGCGTGATATGTACCGCACAGTTCAAGGATTTATGATTGAACACTGCGTAATGCCTATTTATGAATCATGGCTGATGTCTGCGATGGAGATGGGATATTTAAGCTTGCCATCAAAGACGTTTGACAAGTTTTATTACGCATCCTCTTTCCGAGGCCGAGCGTGGAGCTGGGTCGATCCAGTTAAAGAGATTAGTGCGGCGATTACTGGACTTAAAAATGGCGTATTCTCTCTTCAGGACGTTTCCGTACAGTACGGTAAAGATGCTGAGGAATTGATGGCAGAGTTGCAGCGTGACAAAGCATTAGCAGAGCAGTTTGGACTCAAGTATGCTTTTGAGCCTTTTTCTGCTAATATGACATCTATTCTTCCTGATATTGCAGGGGATACCCCAAATGAGTGAAGTAATTGAAGTGATAGAATCCATTATTGACGAAGCGGTGCGTGATGTGGAAATCCACGAAGAAGCAGCGACTGAAGAGACGCCACTTGTGACTGAAGAAGACCTGTCTCGCGACCTGCCTGTTGAAAACGAGCCATTTGCTGGCACACACCACAGGTCTG